TTTTTAAGCTAAAGAATAAATCGTGCAATAAGTCATCAGATGTATAAATATTGTCATTATAACCTAATTCATTTCCTTTCCACCAAATTATTCTTGCTTGGTCGCTTAATTTGGAATAGTTCTCTCTAAATAAAATCTCGTAATTTTTAGCGTCTATCATAATACAAAAAGCCTCGTAAATCCAACAGCTTCTGACTTCTGTTTTCATTACAAGGCTTGTGTTATCTTGTTAAGTTGCGTAATGTCAGAAGGCAACTATTTTTCAAATATAATACTTTTATTTTAATTTTTCACAAAATTAATGGGGTTTTTTAAAATCCTACACCTAACAACGTTTATAGCCCATTCCCTTTGGGAAACGTGCCTTGTACAACTGTTGTAAACAATAAAAATTATTTACTACTGTCTTTTATTAGTTTATTCTGTTCTTCTAACAAAGTATTGTTATATTTTGCTTCTATTTTTATATCATCCAAAGTCCAAGATATTTTAACAAAACCTATTATTAAAACAATCATAATTCCAAAGTATTCTACCATAATTTCATAATTTTAAAAGTTAACAACACCGCATATAATTCATTTGCAATTTGTCTGTGCGGTGAGGCAAACAAATCATATTCGTTTCCGTTGTGCATAATACTAAAACAGTCTGTACTTAGTATCATTTATTCTTTGTTCAGCTATTTTAAAGTATTCATCATTCATTTCAATACCTATAAAATTACGGTTTGTGTTTACACAAGCAACTCCAGTACTTCCAGAACCCATAGTTAAATCTACTACTAAATCATTCTCATTACTAAAAGTCTTAATTAAATCCTCTAACAACAATACAGGTTTTTGTGTTGGATGGTGTCCGTCATAATCCTTTTTATATTTTAAGATATTAGATTTGTGTTTTTTACCTTCCCATAAGTTAAAGGTGCTTGCAAACTTCTTTTTAAACTCGTTATCTATTTGCTTTAATTCTTTAAAAGTTTCTTGAAATCCTATAAAATCAGATAAATAATTATACATTTTTTCATTCATTAAGTCAAAACGCATTCTTTTATTAAAGCCAAACTTATAAGAAGCGTGAACCTTTGCAGATAATTCACTTGTATATCTACCCTCTTTTAAAAACAAGTCAATAATAAAATCACCTCCATATTTAGATACATATTTTTTCATTGTTTGTCTTAAAGGGTGTTTAGCTTCGTAACATTCACCCTTGCTAAATATTAAAATATCTTCATAATAATTTAAAGGTGCTTTTTTAGCAAGTAAAGCGTGTCCGTAATTATCTTTTTCCCAAATCATAGAATAACTAAAAGGAATGTTAGGTATTGCCTTACTTATTAATTCATTTGTAAAAGGTTGTTGGCAAAACAAAGCCATTTTACCATTCTTTCTTAATATTCTGTTTGCGATTTCATAAACCTTTTTAGTGTCTATTACTTCATCCCATTTAAAAGAGTTTTTACCTCTACATTGTATTTGCTCTTTATAGTTTAGTTTTGTCATTGTCCCATAAGGTAAGTCCGTTAATATTAAATCAACACTACCGCTTTCTATTTTATCACTTTCAATAAGGCAATCTCCTTTATATAATTTCATTCTATTTAGTTTTATCTGTTAATCCCGTACTATGCACAACAACGTATAAAGTGCATTAAACCGCACCTTATACAATGCGTTGTATTACCAATGCATTCCCTCCATTGATGTATTTGCTTCTACTACTTTGCATTCATCTTTACTTTTCCAATCCCAGCTTTTCTTCATCATAATTATTCTTTCAATTACTTCATCTATTTTATCTTCTGGTATATCTTGTAATACGTCAAGAATAGGATTTGTTTTTATATTGTCTTTTAAATTTTTGTGCTTTTGTCTTAACTCATCATACTTATATGTTAAGTATTGATTTCTTATATAAGAATCTTGATTAAATTCTAAACTGTTTAGTTCTTCAAAACTATCTTCTATTTCTGCCAATTTAGAATTATATCTTTTATACATTGGGTACTGATTAACAAGATGTATTACTGTTGCGTGATGCATTGTCTTTCCTTCTGATTGAAAGTATAAAGCTATGTTTGTTAAACCTATTCTTAATTTCTTTCTTAAAACATAACACACTAAAGCTCTCAACTCTACATAATCTCTCCTTCTTGTGTTGTCAAATATATTAAGTCCAGATACTTCTTTTACACTATCTCCTATTTTCTTTATATCTTGTATATTCATTTTACTTTGCTCCATTATTAATTAATACTTCATCTGTTACTTGTGTTACTCTTTCCTTGTCTGCTTCGTATGCCAAACATACTTCTTGTATCTTACAAAAGTCATTAAAGTCAAACTTGTTTAACACCCAATCAAGAAAGATTAGTTTGTTGGCAGTTAGCTTGTCCCCCAGCTCCTTCTCATCAACTTCTTCTATCTTGTTATAGTAGTTTATCTCTATCTCTTTTAAATCGCTTATAGTACGTCTAATGTTGTTTCTTACTCGTTGTCTAAACAAACCTATCTTCTCTGCATCTTCTAGTAAGTGTAGGTTTATAAATGAGCTTAGTATTGCTCCACTAATCTTCTCTAATTTCTTTTCTGTTAATTCCATATTAAAACATTCTTATTTGTTGTTTGTGTTCGTTTATTCTTTTTATTGCTGCATCGTAATACTCTTTATCTAATTCACAAGCAGTTAAATCGTATTTTAGGTTATGACAAGCTAAAGCAATACTGCCAGAGCCTAAATGTGTATCAAGTATTTTATCTCCTTCTTTAGCATAATTCATTAAAAGCCACTCGTATAATTTAACTGGTTTTTGTGTTGGGTGTATTCTTATATTATCAGCGTTTTGTGGTCGCATATAAAAAGTTTTAGCTGATTGGTCAAAAGAAGTCCAAGCTAATTCACAAGATGCAAAAGAAACATTTTGTGGTTGTTGTTTATCCCATATTAAAAAACATCTAGTAGGCTTTAAATAAAAATAGTTACCACCCCAGATAATTTGATTTTTACTAACCCTTTCTAATTCTTTAAAATACTCTTGACTAGGTATTTTACTATCCCAGCTTTTACCTTTACCTCCATAATGTCCTAATCTACCACTTGAATTAATATCAATTCCATAAGGCGGGTCTACAATAGCTAAGTCAAAGTGATTATCATCGTACCTTGACATAAGTTCCATATTATCTTCGTTTGTTAATTCCATAATTGATAATTATAATTGTGTTCGTTGTAATATACTTTTGTTTCCTCTATCTTGTTTGTTAGTAATTGTTCAAGATAATTATAAATGAAATCTATATCATCATCTGATGCTTTGTACTGCTCTACTCCTTGCCAAAAGTTAGTCTTTAACACATCGTCTTTTAAGTTTAATTCTATTAAATAATCTTCGTTGTCTAATGTCAGCTCTACTTCATTTGGTAAAGGATTTATACATTGGTCTGTATTCTTGTAGTCTGGCTCTATTGTTTTTACAATCTTAATTAAGTCCATCTCTTATTCCTTTTAAAGTTTTTATCTCTGCGTTGTTTATCTCTATCTTTATTTGTACCTCCAGTATATCTAATTGTCTTTCTATCCACCAATCATCTTTACCTTTAACGTATGCTCTAATCATTTCTAATGTTTCTTCCATTTGTTTTTGTTTTAACTATTAAATAATATTAATACCATTGATATAAACCATAATGTCATATAAGCTACAACCATAATCATTGCAAGTCCAAATAAGAACTCTCCGAATCTTGTAAGTATCTTCTTCATAATTATACGTTAAAGATTAAACCTATTAATAATCTACCTACGAAATAGCTTGGTGCTAAAATCAATACTAATGTTTGTAATTTTTTCATCTTGTTTTTGTTTTTATATCCAGTTCATTTGTAAAAAATAATGATAAGCAAGAACATAGCTACTAAAATAAAAAAGACTATCTGCCTTATTAAAAGCAATGGTCATACCATCGTGCTTATCTCCTTTTGCATTTATTGTATTGATGTACATTCCTTTATCTTCAAAGATATTTTTTATATCTTCTTTTGTATACATTTCTTTTAATTCCTTAACTGTTTGTAATTTTTTCATCTTGTTTTTGTTTTAATTAATAATAATCAAATATAAAATAAATTATTTAATTAACAACTATATTAACAAATTTTAACATTTCTTTAACATTTTAAATAAAAAAAAGAGATACTAATTTGTATCTCTTATTCTTTCTATTTCTCGTTCTAAATAGTCTTTTGCCTTTAATAAGTCTTGTAACTCATCATTTTTCTTTCCAGCTCTGCAAATATACTTTAGTATGTTACCTCTGCTAAAATTAAGGTTAAAATCATTTATAACGTCTATTACATCGTAATCTTTGCCATTGTCATAGTGTACTTGTGTGCTTCTCA